GAGGCCACTGGTTTCGCGCCCCACGAAGCGCGAACGTGATGTCGACCATGCTTACAGCATGACGTCGATTTACCGCTCTGAGGAGTGGTATGACTTCCCACGGTCAGATGGCTCGACCTTCCATGGTCGGGTCATGCAGGCATGCGGACAACCCTCATGGATTGCTGCAAACCTATTTGATGCTAATGATCAAATACGGTTAGTGGGGAAGCTTCGTGAGAAGCTTCAGGGAAGCGACTTCAATATGTCGGTCTTCCTCGGAGAGGGGCATCAGGCCCTAAGACTCGTTGGCGATTCCGCGATCCGGATAGCTAAGGGGTTACATCACCTCCGTAAGGGCGATTTCGCGGGAGTAGCGAGATCTTTGTTTGAAGGGACCTCCCGGTCTCCTTTGAAGCCCTATAGTCGTTTTCCGGCGTTCAAGCCGACGACTGCAAGAATGTCCAGCCACTGGCTTGAAGTCCAGTACGGTTGGCTACCTTTGCTTGAGGACGCAAAGGCAGGGGCTGAGTTTTTAGCCCACAAACTGAATGCTCCTGCACAAACGACATATAGGATGTCGATCAGGCGCGAGCAAAGCTTGCCGTATACCACAGCGCCAACAGGCTTTAAAACCTATGTAACGCCGTGCGTCAAGACCCATCGCCGGACCCTAATCGCACGTGTGCGAGAAGGTCCGTCCCTTGCGGCTCAGCTGGGATTGTTAGACCCCCAGCTTGTTGCGTGGGAGCTCGTTCCGTTCAGCTTCGTTGCCGATTGGTTTATTCCGATCGGGCAATGGATGGACGCGCGTGCTAGCGTGAGTCACCTCGAGGCGACTTACGTGACTTCTGACAAGCAATCTTCGTTCTCAGGTCCTGTACCGGGAACGGGGAAGCGTGCCAACTGGCACTCCGCAAATTTCTCGCGGACCTTGTCTAATACAGCTGACGTTCCTATGCCGTCATTTAAGAGTCTCGCGAAGGTTGCCTCATGGCAGCACTGCGCGAACGCCTTGGCTCTGGTCACCGGTATTTCTTTCGGTGGAAGCCGTATCCGTTAAGGTACGCAACAGGGGGTCGCCCTGGTTTGCCCATAATCCTGTGGGTGAGCATTTACGGCATACACGCACGTATTCGTGCAAATGGAGAATGTATGACGGCTCAGGCCAACATTGTCGCCTTTGATGGCGCTGCCAGCCCGGTATCTCACACCCTCGTTCCTGAGTCCAACTCGAAAGAGTCGGACGGGAGCTTGGTTGCGAAGTGGAAGGAATCCCTTGCTGGGGTTCCTGACTATGCGCAAGTGAGGTGCTCCATGACGAAGCCCAAGCTTCCGAGCGGAGTATTCCGGACAACTTCCCGTGCTGAAGTCCCTGTGATGGAAGCGATTCTCAACCAGAATTCTTCTGGCTACACTGCGCCTCCAAAAGTGGCGTATGTGGACACCGTGGAGACGGTGGGGTATTTCCACGAGCGTGGTGTTGTCACGGGAAGGCGTCTTGCACGCCAACTCGCGGTCAACATCATGGGTAATATCTCGACCACCGTCACACCTGTGACGACGGGGCCGGCTCCGGAGCTGTTTGATCAGCTCTTGATGCCGACTTGAGATGTTTCCTAAACTTTCCCCGCTTGTAAAGGGGTTGTTGCTCTTCTGTCTTGTGGGTTATGCCATGGGACGGTCAGCCTGTTACTCTTATGGAGACTTATATGCGAAAGTTATCGCACTGGCTGGAAGAATATCCCCCGATTGAGTCGATCGACATCTGTCGGGAACTAGCCCATTCGCACGCTCGTGAGAGCGGGCCCCTCGGTCTGACTATTTTGCGCCTTATTGAGCGCGATGACCTACGGGGGCTATGTGAATACGAGGTAAACTATTCTGACCCTGGCTGGACGGCGCACGCTGTGAAGCATGCACGTCAAGCACTCGCTTTCTTCCAGAAGATTTCCGACCTCCAAATCGGAATCGACAAAGAGAAAGTGGCCCTTCAGAAGTTCCTCGAGGCCGAACTGCTATGCAGTGAAACCAACAAAGTTCTCAGTATGCGTCGGGTGGGGGATTTATCCTTCCCTCACCGCGTTGACAGCGTGTTTCATGCTGCTCAGCGGAAAATCGCTCGCATCCTCGGCCCTGTGCCGAGCTTGAGTTCGTTGGACCTGCACTTTGGTCCGGGCGCCACACGTGGCACTAAACGTAGCGATGCTTCTATTCGCCGCAAGATTGCGGAGAACATCGCGTGTAGCGAAGATCTCTTCCCGATAGCAGCAATGCTTTTAGGGGAGATGCCACACTTAACAGGGGTTCACGAGGACCCTGATTTCCTGAGGATAGAAATGTCTGAGGGAGTTGATCCTTATACGGCTCGGCCGTGTATGGTTGTTGAGGAGTGGGTATCAGTACCGGTATCGATAACGCCGGCAAAGCTGAACTTCGTCCCGAAGAATGCGAAGACGTATCGCTCCATTTGCGTCGAGCCTGTCTTGAACTCAATGTTCCAGCTTGGGCTAGGCAAATACATGGGGCAGCGTCTTGCTGCATTCGGTATTGATATCCGAGATCAGTCCGTCAATCAGAAACGGGCTCTCGAGGGTTCATTAACCGGCGCTTTAGCAACGCTGGACCTTTCGTCTGCCTCGGACACAGTTTCGAAAGAGATTGTTTTCGAGCTTCTTCCGCTTGATTGGGCGACGCTCCTTGTGAAAGGCCGTTCGTCCCGCCTCGAGCTACCGGATGGTAGTGAGATTGTCCAAGCGAAGTTTTCGTCTATGGGAAATGGTTTTACGTTCCCATTGGAGACTCTGATATTTTGGAGTCTCGCAGCTTCATGCTGCGACCGTGACAGTGATGCCACGGTGTACGGAGACGATATCATCGTGCCCAGTGAGAAGTACCCTCTTCTCTGTGAAGTACTTCGGTACGCTGGGTTTCAGGTGAATGAGAAGAAGTCCTTCAGCTCAGGCCCGTTCAGGGAGAGCTGTGGGAAGGACTATTTTCGGGGTATCGATGTGCGCCCCTTCTATCAGAAGGGATGGGTCAGCGCACAGTCTCTGTTTGTCCTTCACAATTTTTACGTGAGGGACCTAGATGACGATCGGGCTAAGAAGGTGGAGAGTTTAATCCACCCTGACCTACGCATCTATGGACCGGACGGATATGGAGACGGACACCTCATAGGGGAACACCCGAAGAGGAAACCGGAGAAGTATCATCGCCGCGGTTTCGGAGGCTACTTTTTTGACACGTTCACTACTAAGCAGCGTAGGGATATTACTCCTATAGCTGCAGGTGACTTTGTCGTTCCCCTCTACACTATTTACCGTCGTTCAGACAGTAGTGTAGAGCAGAAATACGTGCCCGCCAGTAATGGTATGCGCGAATTTTTGTCATCGAGTCATCCGCCGCGAGGCGCTGACGGCGATAGCTTGCGTGAGGTGGTTCTCAATCACCATTTTGCGCGAGTGGGGTTCGACGCTTCTCTTCCGCTCTCGGAAATCGAGGGCATTAAGGCTTTGACTTTGCCTGGAACAGAAGGTTATAAGAAAGTAACGATCTACACACTCGGGACCTAATCAGTCCCAGCGACTCCTTTTGAGTTGTTGCGAAAGCTGGAGGCCTTCATTGGGCTATAAAGTTAAGGATGC